CGGCTCCGAATACCACTGGATCAACCAGCGGGCCCAGTCCGGACAGCTGCGGATGCTGTACTCCACCCACCGCGACAACCCCGCATACGTCAACGCCGACGGCAGCCTCACGCCGGCTGGCGAGGCCTACATTGAAGGCAAGCTGTCGAAGCTGACCGGTATCCGTCGCGCCCGTCTCTACGATGGCAAGTGGACGTCCGCCGAGGGTGTGGTCTATCCCGGCTGGGACCCGTCCATCCACCTGGTCGACCGGCTGCCGAAGGGCTCGGAGAAGTGGCAGCGTTGGTATTCGATCGACTTTGGCTACACCAACCCGTTCGTGTGCCAGTTCTGGGCCGAGGACCCCGACGGCAGGCTGTGGCTGTACCGCGAGATCTACAAGACCAAGACGCTCGTGGAGGACCACGCAAAAGCGATCCTGCGAACAGTGCGCCGCTGCACTACCTGCTGCAAATCCAACGCAGCCGACCACGACTGCCACACCTGCAAGGTGTGCCAACTAACGTGGACCGAGCCGATGCCGCGCGGGATCATCTGCGACCATGACGCTGAGGACCGGGCAACGCTTGAGCGGCACCTCGGGATGGGTACGAAGCCAGCAAAGAAGACCGTGAAGGACGGCGTGCAGGCTGTCGCCGCCCGGTTCCGAGCGCAGGAAGACGGCAGGCCGAGGATCTTCTTCCTGCGCCACGCCCTTGTCGAGACCGACAAGGAGCTTGAGGCGGCGATGAAGCCGTTCTGCACCGAGCAGGAGATCACCGGCTATGTCTGGCCCGAGGGCGTGAAGCCGGACCAGCGCGAGGTGCCAGTGAAGCAAGACGACCACGGCATGGATGCCATGCGGTACATGGTTGCGGAGAAGGATCTGGTCGGCACGGTTCGGTACCGGTCGTTCGGCCGGTAGGCGTACTAGGCGGCAGTTTCCTTGCGGGGCCGGCCTACCGCGATGGTTCCCTCGGCCCGCTGCTTGGTTGTCCTCAGGCGGTGGCAGTTCGCGCACACGACATCGCACTTCGCGGCTTCGGCTTCCAGCGCGGCACGGCTACGCATTGCGGAGGATGCCACCACGAAAAGCTTCGTGGATGGATCCTTATGGTCAAGGTCCATGCACACGGTTGGGTACTTGATTCCGCAGTCCGCGCAAGGTTTGTTCTTGATCTCCGCCAGCCACGCTTTGAACTCCTCGTGCCGCTTTCCGTTGGCCCCCGAGCTGGCGTGCCGACAAGGCTCGCAGCGACATCCACGTCCGCGGTAGCCGTCCACAGTGCCGTGCCACAGTTCAGAGCGTTGACTCATGAGCTCCATGGTGTCAGCGCGGACCCACACTTTTAGAACGGAAGTTCGAAGCCTCTGCGGAGTCCCGGACGGCAAAGCGACGGCGGCCCCGCAGCAACAGGACCGCCGTCAAGGTGTGCGCCCCAGATCCCCATCTCGGCTCGCCACCTGCTGCGTCCAGTGTCCCGCGCGCATCGGCGTGGATCCAGCGCTCGGACAAGCCCGGACAGACGCACACCCACTTTCGAACAAGCGTTCCCGTGCGCTACCTTGTTCGTATCGCGAACTGATGCACTAAGCAATCGATGTAGTCTGCAACGGTACGCGATCCGAACGGATTCGGATTGTGGGAGGCGGCCATGGCATCGATCACCGCAGCCCACCTCGACGCGCCCCGCACCGGCAGTGGCGCCCGGCAGCGGGTGCGTGCAGCGCTGGCTCAGGCGAGGAGCCGCGCAACAGCCGCGGTCAGCACGGTGAGGCTCAGCCCCGTGCTGACCGTCGGCGGCTTGTCCAGCGCCGTCGCATCCGCCTGGACCACCTTCGGACTCGGCGCCGGACTGGCCGCCCTATCCGGCGCGTTCTTCCTGTTCGACTGGTCGCGCGACCAATGAGCCTCATCGGCAAGCTTGCCCGCCCCCGCAACGCCAGCGGCAAGCCGCCGATCCCCCTCGACAACGGCCGCGCCATGCGACGCGGCCTCATGTACAACCTCGGCGCCGGACGCCAAGACGGCGAAACCTTCATGCGCCAATACGGCATGTCCGGCACCCTCTACGGCATCGTCAGCCTCCTGGCCGAATCCGCAGCCACCCCCGAATGGCACCTCTACAGGAAGCAGCCAGTCGACGGACGCCGCCGCTACTCCACCGGCGACCAAGGCTCAGACCAGCGCATCGAAGTCGTCCAGCACGCCGCCATCTCCCTGTGGAACTCCCCGAACGACTGGCACAGCGGTTTCGAGTTCCGTGAAGGCGCGCAGCAGCACGAAGAACTCACCGGCGAAACCATGTGGGTCCTGGACGTCGAGGCCGGATTCCCCACCTCCATGTGGTACGTCCGCCCCGACCGCATGGAACCCGTTCCCGACAAGGACAAGTTCCTTACCGGCTGGATCTACACCGCCGCCACCGGCGAGCAGATCCCGCTGAAAGCCAACGAAGTCATCCAGGAGAAGCGGCCGGATCCGCTGGACCCGTACCGCGGCGCCGGCCCGGTCGCGTCGATCCTGCCGAACATCCAGCAGCAGCGGTACGCCACCGAATACCAGCGGAACCTGTTCCTCAACGGCGCAGACCCCGGCGGCGTTATCACCGTGCCGAGCACGCTCACCGAGCCGCAGTTTGACGAGCTTGTGGACCGCTGGCGCGAATCCCACCGCGGTGTCGCCCGCGCCGGCCAGATCGGCGTGCTGGAGAACGGCGCGCAGTGGACGGCGAACGCCCACTCCAACAAGGACATGGAGTACGGGCAGCTGCGCCTGGCCAACCGCGACGAGCTGCGCGAGGCCTGGCGGATCCACAAGGCCATGATGGGCACCTCCGACGACGTCAACCGCGCCAACGCCCAGACCGCGCAAGAGGTGTTCGTTGCCTGGCAGGTGCTGCCGCGGCTGAACCGGCGGCGCGACACCCTCAACTCGAAGCTGCTGCCGCTGTTCGGCAACACGGCCAAGGGCGTCGAGATGGACTACGACGACCCGTCACCGGTGAACGCCGAGACCGCCGCCAACGAGCTACTCCAGAAAGCGCAGGCCGCGCAGGCGCTGCTGTCCACCAACAAGTTCAACCCGCGCGACGTCCTCGAAGCCGTCGGGCTGCCCGACATGGAACTGGCGGACCTCCCGGCGGCCGCCACGCCGCTGCTGACCGTCCCGGACGCCACCCCCGCACAGAACCGCGAGCGCATCGCCATCTACGCCGCCGCACCCCCGCCGCCCGCGCCCCCGGCCCAGCCGCAGCAGCAGCCGACGCAGCAGCAGGTCCAGCAGATCGACGCCCAGTGGAAGGCCGCGGTCGCGCTGCTCGTTGCCGCCTGGCTCGCACACGTGCTGCCCAACTGGAACAGGGCCCTGCTCAAGCAGGTCCGCGAACGCATTGCCGCCGGGAACCTGCCGGGCCTGGCCGCACTGTCCATCCCGGCCGACGACATCGCCGCCGCCGCCGAGACGATCCTCGCCCACACCGAGCCGTTCGCGCAGGCCGCGGCGAAGCAGGCCGCTTCTGAGGCCGCCGAGAGGGGCGCTGGCGGCGTCACCCCACACACGCCGTCGCACGCCGAGTTGGCAGCCGCCGCCCGCACCTCCGCGCAGTTGCAAGCCCAGCAGGCCGCGCTCACCGCAGGCCGTGAGGCATCCCGCCTCGCCGGTCCCGGGGCCGATGCCGAAGACGTCGCCAAGCAGGTCGGCGAGTTCCTGGACGGCCTGTCCGACGCCGGCCCGACCGCCGCAGCATCGCAGGTGATGTCCGCGGCGCAGAACCAGTCCCGCATCGCCACCATCGCTGCGGGACCCAGGGCGCAGATTGTTGCCGCCGAGATCCACGACAACAACAACTGTGGCCCCTGCGATCAGATCAACGGCCACGTGTTCGGGTACAGCGACGACCCCGAGGCGGTGGCGGCCGCGACCGCCGCATACCCGGCGGGCGGATACGTGCTGTGCGAAGGCGGCCCACGCTGCCGAGGCACCGTGTTCGGGGTCTACGGCGGCACCGCGGCCGCCAACCGCACCCCGGCGCCGGTCCGCGCGGCCAAGGACGCCGCCGCCAAGGCCTTCGCGCAGGAGGCCGAGGACTTTCCCCCGGCCGCGACCGCATGGATGCACCACGCCGACTGGTCCGGGCCGGTGAACGTGCCGCTCGCGCACATCGACTGGACCCCGGGCGGCATGGAAGGCAGCGACCCGGACAAGGTCGCAGCGTTCGTGGCGAGGCTTCAGGCCGGCAAGAAACTCAAGCCGGTGCTGCTGGTGAAAACCCCCGGCAGCGACCAGCTCCAGCTCGCCGACGG